CCGTTCGCGGCCGCTCATGGGGCGTTTGAAACCGTGCGGCCCAAGCTGCGTTGGTGCGGATTAGCATGTGCGCACCGCCAGCCAGGAGAGCCAGCAGCACGATTGCGAGCACAAGTAGCCACGGGAACTCCCAGCGGCTGCGGCGGATGGCGGGTAGGTACTCCGGTCGTTCTCGTTCCATGATGCCCCCTAGGTATCGTCCTGCGGGCATTCTAGCCGGGGTGTAGGGGCAGGGCCCCTACGGTTACCGTTTCACCCGCGCATGCCAGGTCGCGGCCCCCTCCGCAGGTGGACCACATTGGAAGGCTCGGCGCCGGGGCCGGGGCCATCCACGCCCAACCGTTTTTCCCTGCGCTTCCTCAACGCATCCCGCAGGCATATGACGCTGGAATCCTTTGCAGCGCGGGGCTTTCCAGCTGTCACCGATCGGAACGGCCGCGGGCGTGCTTCCTCCATCATCAGCCGCCATTCTCGGGCGATGTTGCAGGTCAGCGACCACCACACCATGTCCTGAACTTCGAGATTGTGACCTTCGGGCGTGAACATGTGTCCGGCTTGGAAACCGAAACCGGCCCAAGGGCCGGCAAAGTCGATGCGGTCATTCGGATCTATCGTGGTCATGCTGCCAGCTCGTCCTTGTCGGTGGAGCCTGTGGGCAGGCAAGAACCGAGCCACAGGCGCAGCCATTGCCATGCGGATCCGGTGAAGCGCACCACTCGGGCGATTACGGCATTTCGCAT